CCCGCCGCTCCCTGTGCAGCCATGTTCGCTGCCCTCAACCGCCGCGCTTGATCCTGCCGCTCGTCTTCCGCATCTAGCGTGGCGATCTCGTCAAGCTCCATGTCAATGCGCTGCTGTTGCTCACGCGCCTTCTGTGCAGACTTCGCCGCACCCGCCTGAGCGAAGCCCTGCACGACAGACATAGTGGCACTCAATGCCATAGCTGCAACGGTCACACACATCAGGCAGTAAACTCCATATTCAAGCCAAGCAGCGTCACCGAAAACGGTTCCTCTTGCGTGATGGTTATTTGTGGATTGCGAGACCAGCCCCGGAGATAGAACTGTTTTATCCCGGTTCGGGAAACAGGGGCCGCAAGTATGTCGCTGCCTACATTGTAGAGAGACATTTTCTGCCCATCAACTACCACGCCAATAGTCTCATTAATAACAAGCGTGACACGCGATAAGCGGCGCGCTTCCCCTGCCAAAGACCCAAAACTAAACGCAGCATCAACAGGCAGTGTCTTGACCACAAAGTCATAAGCAAAGCCTATCTCAATATCCTCCGGGTCTTGCCAGCTTTCTAGGGTTAGAACGCCAGCGCCGCTAACCGTAAACGACCCCAAGAAAAACCCTGCCGACAAAACAGCAACCGTTTCGTTTGCGTACTCCGCCCCAACAGTCCACGTGGTACTTCCCCCAGGCGTGTTAAAAGCCGTCATGCTGTCGAGGATGTTGTCGGCTGAGTCCTGCGAAAACTTCTCAAGGTAATAAACCCCACCGCGCAAGACAGAGACATACGCAGAAGTATCCAGAACGCACACACTATCAAACGCGGCACCGGGCGTATCCCACGGCACCCAGGCCGCAAACTTTTCATCACGGGCGGATACAAAAACAGCCATCGTCCCATCGCCGTTTACGATCATGCAATACTGCTCAGTCGCCACCGTGTTGCCCTGCATTGCGGCCATGTCGAAAACATCATTAACCAAGTGTGAAGCTGCGATATTGAGATGGACAGAACGATAAGCTGCCTCAGAGTCTTGGAATAAATACTCGCGAATTGTCTGCGCGTTTTGCTGGGCAAAGATCGTGGCGCCATCAAAGGCCACCGGATTGACATTAGACGAACCATAAGATGTTTGACGACGGACAGCGACAGCAGAAGGCGTAATCCCACCATTCCCCTGCGGCAGAAAGAACTCAGAGGTTTCGGTAAACACCTGCAAGTGTCGGTTGGAAAGCATGTGCTTGATGTTCGACACCTTACTTGCGCCCACTTCAATTTGGATTGAAGCGTCGTCTTCACCTTCTGCAATGTCAAAATTAAAGAAAGAGCCAACCCGGCTTGACCAGATACCGGCCGGTTGTTCAGTGCTACCACCGAACCAAAGCCGATTGTCATGCAGGGTTACAGCCCCAGGATATCCGCGCACTGGACTAAACGCTTGCTCTGCCCAGTCTTGAGTAGCCGCCCCCGTAGGATCAAACTTTACCGAAGGCCCGCCGCCATCGACGCTTGATGTTGCTGTCCCTGCGCTGGTGAACTCATATCGATCTTCGTCCAGCACAGTAATTGTTTGTGCCCCGTTGAGTTGCACAGCCGTGATCCCGCCGACCGCGTTTGCCCCGCTGATTGTAATTGACGCGCCATTGCTGAACCCGTGATTAGCCTGCGTTACCTCAACAACCTGACTGCCGTTCTCAACACGAAATGGCTCAAGGTCGTATAGTCCGACAAGGGCCGCGGCCTTAACCGTTGCTGTCGCAGAAGTCGCTGTCGCAACAGCCGTAATTTCCACCTCGTCGTTGCCCAGTAAAAATCGAGCACCAATGTGCCCGTTCTCAAACAAATCGTCCGACGCTGTTAGCGTAATTGAGCCCGTCGTCCCGCTTGGTGAAATCGTCAGGTCTTTATCAGCAAACTTAAAAAACGGCTGGTAACTTTTCCTGTCGCTTGGCGATGTGTCAAAAGCATAGTCCGTCAGAGTAAATGTGGTTAGCGACGTCCGCAGCAGACGCTTAGGCATAAATGCCCTATGCGCTATGAACATCGTGTTCGCGGCTTGAGTGTGCGTAAGCTCCCAGACTTGATCTGCATCCCAAGGGCAATCCCCAGACGAGAAGCTCTGAAGCAACGTCCCGTCAGGATCATAGATATGCATCGCTTCGTCCGCGATCCCGATCACATACTTTTCGTCAGCAGAAAACTCAAAAGAAATAAGGCGCACCCTAGAAGGCAGGGCGACCAAGCGCTCAGTCCCTGGGCGCGTTTGAGCACCGCCTGTATTTAATGGCAACACATTGCGTAAACTGGCCGCACCACGGCTGTAGATATTTTCACCCACACGCCCGAACATATGGGGGTCTAGCTCACCGGCGCTAAAGTCAGTCTGTAAAAGGCGAAGCTCGGTCAACGCGCCCTCCAAACATTACGCGACTTAATGCGCCGGTTTGTCTGCGCGCTGGCATCAGCGTGCTTGGCTTGCCGCATTTGAACGTCAGCCCGCTTCTCAAAGTAGTCCGCAATATCGGCTTTTTGTGCAACTGCGGTGCAAAAGATTGCAGCAAGGCGAAGCTCGACAAGCGTTAAGAAATAAGGGGGCCACTCCGATACAGCGATATTAGCCGTGTAGGTGGCGGTAAGAACTTCTTCATCACTGGCATTGCAAAGCAAGCGATCCCCAACAGTGCGGAAGGGAACGTCCCAATCGTTAGAGGTCAGGCGATCAATGCGAAGGCAATCAGCAGGCCGGATATATTGAGCGGTAAAGTTTGCCTGTGGTGCGGCTGTCACTCGGCTTAATTGCTCTTGCTTCTTTGAGAATGACCACGGGTAAGAAGAAAGCTCATTAGCAACCGTGTCGTCATATAAGTGAGATGCCGCATCGCTTTCGGTTGTTCCGTCAGTGAATGAGCTGATAGGGTCAGCCCCCATCATCACCAAAGCCCTAGAGCAAACATCAACCTTAGTAATCACATCACTCTCCATAAGCAGAAAGGGGCAGGCTCGCGCCCACCCCCTCCTAACACGGAACCGATTGTCCGGGTATCCCCGGCTTCAGTTAGCTCGAAGCAGCGACAGTCGTAACCGTAGCCGCGTAGTCAGCAGACGTGACAACAAGCGTATTCAGCAGATCGAGATTGGTATCGTAGCATTCGATAACATCCCCGTTCTTCAGGTTGTTCGTCACCGAGTTAAAGTAGCCAGACGCAACGACAGTCGCGTGTGCGTCAGCGGATGTGTAGTGGAAGATACCGTTTGTACCCCCAGCCACACGACGTAGGTTTGCAGCAGTAAGTGCCATGTCAGATTACTCCGTGTTTGTGATTAGGACTCGTCAACTTCGACAATGCGGCAACCGCCAGCGTCGATCAGAACAGCGCCCATAGAAAGCTGGCTGTTCACGAAGTTGGAAGCCTTCTCAGCGACATAATCAATCCGCGTAGACACATCGGCGTTAATGCCGTGGCCGACTGCAGATGGATGCCAGCACAGGCAATTCCGAATGCTACTGCCGTCTACCGTCAGACCTGAGTGCGTGAACATATTGAAGCCAAGCCAACGCTTGGCTGTCATGCCACCTTTGAACGGGAGTTCGTCCATGCCGATAAAGTCAGCAGAGGCGAACGAGTTGTCCGACAGGAGGTCAGTCCATGCAGCGGGAGATACCGCCATCCAACGCTGGCCGTCATCGGGCACATCGTCGTTATTCAGATCTTCAAACAGTTGAAGCATCTTGGCTTTTGTCAGCCCAGTACTGCCGTGAGCAATGGTGTTTGAAGTCGTTTCCATTGCCGCGATGATGATGTCGTCAGTCGTGCGGCCCATTGCATAAGCTGCGCTGGATGCGACGACCATGCGTTCATCAATGTTAGTCTTGAGCTCGTCAAGCACATCAATGTAATCGCCAGCGTAGTAGTCAGCCATCGTGGCTTCAACGTAGCTGTGGACGAGGTTCATCGGCGTGATGTTGGCGTGACGCCCTTTGGTAGAGGCTACGCCTTTGGCGAGCTTCTGAAAGCGCACGGTATTCGCAGCGACAGTCTTTGTGCGGACGGTGCCACGGAACTTGGAACCCATTCGCTGATATGCAAGATGCACATCCTGCTCGAACTGGGTGATAAAGGCTTGGTCAATTGTCTCGCTCATAGCGGACTCCGTTATCTGGATTAGGACAATGGTTCCCCAACCTCAGACCGGCGCGAGTTCCCGCGAACGGCTCACCGTCTTGATATGGACCTCAAAGGTTAATGACTAATTAAAATGCGCGTGTCAAGCGTTACCACCCATTGTGTATAAATGACCAGAACACACAAACCCTAGCTTTCGCAAAAGCTGGCCGGTCTTATCAACATCAATCCCGGTCGTCACGCCAAGCTGAACCTCAACAACATCTGGATCATCAAAGGCCCAGCGAGTGAAGTCGCGGATCAACAGCACCCCAGCCATTGATCCCCGCGAATCCTTGGGCACAAAGAACAGAAGATCGCTCGCCGCTTTCTTCTCAGAAAAATACATCGGCGTCGTGGCCCCCGCCATCAAGCCGATGATCTTTTCCCCAAGCACAACGATCTTTCCATAGAAATTGGATTGCCCGATTAGCCCGGACAGATTGGCGATAACCGCGGCCTCACTGAAAGGAATGTCCCGGTA